CTACATCCTCTAATCCTGGTGTAAATGTATATTTTAATTTTTTATAAAATTCTTTTAAAAATAAAGAACTTAAATTCTGTACAGAATCATTTGCAATATGTTTTTCTTTTGTAGTATCTGAAAATACAAGTTCTCCTTGATTTAAATCATCATGATATGATGTAATACCACTAAATCCACGTTTACATCCAGTAAATGTATTTGTTGTTAGTCCAGTATATGTAATAATTTCATTATCAATCTTCAATAAACCATATTTTTGTGGAAATCCTTTAGTACTATTAACAGAAATAGTAGTATCCGAAGAAGATATTCCTGATGTAATATATGTACTATCTACAATTACTTCGGGAGTTAAATTATCTAATTTTAAATATTCATCTAAATTTTCAGCAATATCAACAGGCCCACCTTGATATTCCTGTGAAATATAATATTGTTTTAAAAAATCAACAGATTTAGGATTCTCTTCCAAGAGGAAACTTGGAAGTTGATTATTAATAATCTGCTGAACCTTAACCTTAGATTCAAATCCAGTTTGTATCATATTACTATCGTATTAGATTCCCGTTTGAGTAGCTTGATGTATAATAATCTTTAGTAAATACAGTACCTGATATTTCATCACCAGACGTAATTACATCTTTTACCATATTTATTGTACTTTTTGAGATGTTAAAATTCAAATACAAATCTTTCAATCCAACAACATCATTCGAATCTGGATATGCTTGTATTTCAATAATATTGTTATCTAGTACTGTAGAAGTAATGTTTATTGTTCCTAATATAATTTCACCCTTCACATAATCAACTGTTCCTGCAGATTTTGCAACAACACGAGTTATTTCATTGTTAATTGGCTTTACTATTGATATAGTACCAGTTAATCCATCTGGATTTGGTACATCTGTCAAATATACTGTACCAGGTTCTGTTGCAATACTAAATCCGGTTGATTTAATATTATATCCTTTAGAATTTACATAAAATCTATTACCATAACATAATTCATATTGAGCAAATTGATTAATTAATGCTTTAAGATCTCTTCTAACTCTTATTTTAGTAATATTAGATGAAATTGCAGTATCAGTGTTATCAATTACTTGTTGTATTTTACTATACTTGAATCTTCCACCAAATTTATTCATATCAACAGAATTAGAATATGATGTAAGTGAATTCATCACTTTTGTTTTTAATGTTTCTGCAGTTGTTACTTTTGCATAATCATAGTAAATTGCAGAATCAATTTCAACATACAATATTTTAAGATCACTTATTTTCTGATTAATTCCAGAAATACTGTACTGCTTTAATTGAGATAAAATTCTAGATTTATTCAAATCAGAGACAAATGTACCATTTTTTGGCTTAATACTAATAGAAACCGTTCCAAATTCTGGTGGATCTAGTTCTTCACCACCAACAACTGCAACAGATTCGGTATCAGGGTAAATTGTTTTAATAATTGCTTCATAATCACGACTAGTTACTGCTCTATTTTGTGCAGAATAGATTCTTGGTGCAAAATACTTAACAGAATCTATTGATTCAATATCGGCACCATTTTGAGAATTTTGATTAGTTGTAACTCCTATATCTGTTGGATTAACAAAATTACCTTCTGTAGTCTGTAAACTACCAGAAAATCCAAATCTAGATGCTCCATTACCATCTCTACCACTAGTAACAATGTAATTAGCAGTAATTATATTGCCATCTGCATTAGCTCCGGTACCTAATTTCTTACCTATTAGACCATCACCGAAAAATAATTGATATTTTTCGTCTTGTATCTCTTGAAGAAGGTAAATTTGGGATAGAGATGTCACATTAATGATATTATCGACTGCAGAATACTCTATTCCAAGTCCACTATCATTTTCTGCTTTAATATAGACTTTTAATGTTGAAGTATCGATAAATGGGTTATTAAGAATAAACTTTTGATCCAATGATCCATCATATGTAAATTGTTTTGTTAGGAATGTTCCTTCATAAATGTCAATATTATCAAAAGATGCAATTCCACTGGTATTAAAAATCTTTGTAATATCTTCCGGAATCGAAAATAAGTAGGAACTATTACTTAATGTACCAGTGCACACAAGACCCCTCTGGAGGGTTACCTGAGACGATGCATCTCCAGAAGGTCTTTCTACCGTAAATGATATTTGTGCCTTTGCTGCCGTTCTAGATCGTGGTACATATCCAATATTTCTTGCCAGGGATACTACATTCTCACGTAGAGTCGCAGAGTCTAAAAACGACTCATTAACAATCATATTTGAGTTAAATGCTGTTATATAAGTGTTATATGCTAGCGTATCGATTAAAATTGAAAAGTTAGACCCTTCAAAGTCAAAATCCGTGAATGTTGAATTAGCACGAAGATAATCTTTAATAGATGTCTTTATTTGATCAAAATCTAGATTTGTAAATTTAGTGAAAGGCATGTTATCTTGTTGCCTCTAATAGGAATGAAAATTCTTGAGTTGGAAACTCTTGTCCAATAATATCGAATAATACTGTAACATTGAATGAATTTCGATCCGGAAAAGGATCTACTTGAACTTGTACATTATCTATTCTTGGTTCAAAGTTATCAAGTGCAATTATAATTTGTCTTTCAATAACGGATGCTGTACCAAAATCAACAAATTCAAATAAACTACTTCTAACTTCAGATCCTAATAACGGATTAAAAAATCGTTCAGTAGGAATAGTTTCTACAATATTTCTTACAGATCTACGAATCGCATTCTCATTTTTTAATATCTGCAAATCTTGAGTAATAGGATGAGGTTCAAAAGACAAACTAATATCTTTAAATGCTCTTGATATCCTTTTAATTGCCATTGACAAGGAGTTTTTCTTTATTTATACCTATTCTCCAATAAAAAAGTGCCCCTTACGAGACACTGCGGTTATTTCCCTTGTCCTCGGTACTTCTTTCGAGCCGAGTTACGAGAGGTTGACCCATATTTTGTGTGCTTTCCATTGCCTTGACGAGATTTCTTCGGTCTTGTCTCAACGTAGTCACCACCCATAAGGCCGGTTTTCGATTTTACTGCCATAATTTAGTCTCCTATGATTTCAGTTGTAAGATCTTGAGGGTTTGGAGTGCCGGTATCATAAAATTCTTGTGATAATTCGTCCATTTTGTCGAAATATTCGTCCTCTGTGAGATTTTTAAAGATAATTTGAGTCCCACAGAGAATATTATACCTCTCTTTCATGTTAATTCGAGTAATTTTAACTTTTCCTTAACACTTTCGGCAGTTGCAGTAACCTTAAAGTTTACTTTGTCTCTTCTGGACAGTTCACTGAGGTTCTCTGATATCTCATACCACAGTTGTTCGTCAGTTTTCATAGAAAAATGCTGTTTACTACCGAATACCATTATATAACCCGTGTTTTTTCGTGCCCTACGCGTATTCTTGGATCACACCAGATGTCGAAACCTGCCTCTTTTGCATCCAGGCAAAACGAGACATCCTCTCCACACATATCCTGGACTTCACCACTCTCGAAGACTTGCATTTTCGGAGCAAACCATGGATACTTCATTTCTTCGTGTTCCCAGACACCGTGCTTGATCAATAACCATCCAAATCCAGTATAATCTACGGTGAATGGTTTGCGACGCTTGGAGATACTTTCAACTGTTTCATGATTCATGACTCCACCATTACTTCTGAAGTCTTCTTCATCTAACCAGTGTGCAACACTTGTCGTTCTTCCATCTTCAGTGGCATACCATCCACCTACGATGTCTTGATCAACTAGAATTAATTGCCAAAATTTCTCAGAATTAAAAATAATATCACTGTCAATCCATAATTGATAATCATATTTTAATTTTCCGTCCCATGGTTTTTGATCCGGACCTCGCAGTACATTTGCTCCAAGACACTTGCATCTTGCAAAGTTTACCATGGAGGAGTAATCCTGCGAAATCTGGATGCTCGCTCCACATTGCACTAAGTCAAAAC